TGAAACTAATCGAGCTGTTACATTAGGTAGTTGGTATCATAACCAACGAGAGACTGAATTGCTGATGTGTGATACGATAGAACGTTCTGGATTAGCTTTACCTATTATTAATCCTATTGAACAGGATGGTATTAAAATAGCACCTGACCAATCGCTTACAGTTGGTATTTATCCTGAACACATGGTTTATCTTAAATCAGCTGGTGTATGTGGACAAGCAGATAGAGTCGAAGTATTACGTGATGTAATCGATCTTTATGATTATAAAACTAACAAAGAGATAAAGATGAAAGGCTTTACTAGTTGGGATGGTGTTACACAAAAGATGCTTGGGCCATGTAGTCATCTAGACGATTGTAGCTTTAATCATTACGCTTTACAATTGAGTGTTTACATGTATATTATGCTAAAACATAATCATACGCTTAAACCAGGTAAGATGGAGATTCATCATATTACTTTTGAAAAAGAAGATGAAGATGAATATGGTTATCCTATAACAGCAATGGATCATTTAGGTAATCCTATTGTAAAAGCGGTTACACCATACGTAATGCCGTACATGAAAAAAGAAGTACAAGCTATGTTAAACTATATTAAGGTTCATCCTGAAATTATTAAAACTAAAAAGTAATGATTAGATTATTTGAAATAGATAACAAGACCGTTGTACCGACAGAACATTGTCATATGATCGTTTGGTTAAAAGCAATTATGGATACGTATCCTGATTGTTATATGAAAGCTTATGCTTATATTTTTTATATGACATGTCCTGGACCAGATAATCCATACTTCAATATGAAAGATGTGGATGTAGAAGAAGTAATTATACATGACCTAGATGGGATTGAATTCTCAACAGAAGATGACGTAATAATAACTGCTATTGAAAATGCTCATAAATTATTCGAAACGCCGACTGTACGTGCCCATAAAGGTTTAAAAACAGCTATGGATAATATAGCTGAGTATATGGGTACCACAGATATTACCGATGGTAAAGATGGCAATATTGGACAGATTCGAGCTATGGCAAAAGATTTCGATAGCATTCGTCAATCATATAAAGGAGTATCCAAAGATTTAGAAGAAGAACAAAAAGCTGCTCACGTCAGAGGTGGACAGAATTTAGCTTATGACCAATAATCCATATAAAGAAATCCCCACATGGGATAGAGGCGTTTGGACAAGTACTGTCTATAACACTCGTGAAGATTTTAGAGATTACATAGTAAGCCAGTTTAAAGAACCGGGTCTATATAATTTTGATGAAACCTCATTGTTATTCAATGCTCAGGCTAAGTTATTCGTAGAACAAAATGAATCGTATTGCCTTGCTCCTTTTCGTAGTCGTGATTACATTAAGTATTGGGATGATGAAAAAGCTAAATGCATACAAGGTGTGATATTTCGTTCGGATAAAGGAGAATGGTACTTGCCTAGAGATTATTACATGTGGGTTAATTTCTTACGTATCTTCGATAAGATTAAAAATAGATTTGCCTTTGCTGAAGTATGGGATGTTCAGTTACACATAGCCTTATATGAATTGAAAGCAGAATTAAATTCTAGACATGCTTCTATATTTAAGAAACGTCAGATTGCATCTTCTTATTTTCATGCAGCCAAGTTAATAAATCAGCTATGGTTTGAAGAAGGTATCACATTGAAGATGGGTGCATCGGAAAGTAGACACGTTGATATGTCAGGTACATGGGCATTTCTTGAGGAATATCGAGATTTCTTGAATAGTAATACGGCTTGGTATCGTCCAATGAATCCAGGTAAAGTAAAGGATTGGCAACAGAAGATTGATGTTGATCAGAACGGTAGAACAAAGAGTAAAGGAAATAAAGGTAAGCTAATTGGTATGTCGTTTGAACAAACACCTACTAAAGGTGTTGGGGGTCCGTGTCGAGTATTCTTTTATGAAGAAGCCGGTATCGCACCTACGCTAGATCAAACATTTGAGTTCATCCGACCTGCTTTGAATGCGGGAGCTATTACAACAGGTTTGTTTATTGCAGCTGGTTCTGTAGGTAAATTAACAGAATGTGAACCACTTAAAGAATTAACGTTACATCCTGTAGCTAATGGAATCGAACCAGTAACATCTAACTTGATTGATGAAACTGGTGTAATCGGTGAAAGTGGTCTCTTTATCCCGGAACAATGGGGTATGCCACCGTATATCGATGTGTATGGTAATTCACAACCTGAAGAAGCATTAGCTGCATTAGAAACAATGTTTGCTACATGGAAGAAAGAATTAAAGCCTGAGTTATATCAGTTAAGGATATCACAGCATCCACGAAATATTAAAGAAGGGTTTGCGCATAGAGATGAATCTAAATTCCCATTGGCTATTATTGCAGATAATAAACGTAGAATAAAAGAGCATGAGTATCCTTATGAGCTTATTGATTTAGACGAAGATTTAGAAGGTAGTATCGTGGTAAAGAAGACATCCAAGTTACCTATCAGCACATTTCCTGTTAATCCTAAGCTAGAAGATAAGACGGGATCTATTGTTGTATGGGAACGTCCTGATGAAAAACCAGCATGGGGTACGTATTACGGTTCTATTGACCCCGTATCTGAAGGTAAGACAACGACATCTGAATCGTTATGTTCCATATATATTTACAAAAATCCTATTGAAGTAACCCGTATTACTGATCAAGGTCCAGAAAATTTTATCGAAGGTGATAAAATCGTAGCAGCATGGTGTGGTCGTTATGATGATATTAATACGACACACAAACGTTTACGCTTACTAATCGAATGGTATAACGCTTGGACACTGATTGAGAATAATATCACGCTGTTTATAAACTATATGGTTGCTCAACGTAAACAAAAATATCTAGTACCTAAAGATCAAGTTGTATTCTTAAAAGAACTTCAGGCTAACAAATCCGTATACCAAGATTATGGTTGGAAAAACGTAGGTGTAATATTTAAATCGCATCTATTAAACTATTTGATTGAATGGGTATCTGAAGTGATTGACAGTGATGTAGCTGAAGATGGAACTATCATAAATAAAAGATTCGGTGTTACAAGAATCCCTGATACAATGGCTATGGAAGAGATGGAAGCATATCGTCCTGGTGTCAATGTCGATAGATTGGTTAGCTTAGCTGCTCTAGTTGCATTTGCTAAAATACAACAGGCAAACAGAGGTTACACTAAGCGTGTTGAAAATCAGACAACAAAAGACTTGGAAAAGTCATCAAATTTGTATAAATTAGAGAGTAGTCCTTTTCGTAACATCGGTAAAGGAAACCTACCATCGGGAAATAATAAGAAAAGATCACCATATAAGAATTTACGCTAATGAAGGTATTAAACGCATTACAGTTAAAGAACGGAGCCAAAGTTGAACAAAATCGTTTTCAAGGGCTTACGCAACCACTTCAGTTTTTACCAGCTAAAGAGAAAGATGAAGATTGGGCAGCATGGAACATGGATTGGCTAGAATGGCAAGGTCTAAAGCAATTGCGAATCAATGCCAGACGCTTAATGAAAAATTACAAGTTAGCTGAAGGTATTATTGATAAAGCTGATTATCTACCGAGTGTTGATAATGAAATGAGGGATGTAATTGAAACACTTACTGATGAAGGTAGTGGTGCTATGGAATTACAGTTCTATCCTATTATACCTAACGTAATCAATGTACTGGTTGCTGAGTTTGCTAAGCGTAATACTCGAGTTAGTTTTCGAGCTATGGATGAAGGGACTTTTAACGAAATCTTAGAAAAGAAGCGTAGTGATATTGAAAACGTTTTAGTAAAAAAAGCTGAGCAAAAGCTTATTAATAAGATGTTAGAATCGGGTGCAGATCCAGAAGATCCTGAGATTCAACAAAAGTTACAGCAAGAACTATCAATAGATAATTTAAAAACATTACCTGAGCTAGAAGAATTCTATTCAAAAAGTTATGAGGTTATTGCAGAGAAATGGGCTTCAAAACAACATCAGATAGATGAAGCTCGGTTTCATATGGATGAACTTGAGGAACGTGCATTTAAAGATATGCTTATTACCGATAGTGAGTTCTGGCATTTTCAGATGTATGAAGATGATTATGATATCGAATTATGGAATCCAGTACTTACTTTTCAACACAAGTCACCAGATGTACGTTATACATCTCAAGGAAATTACGTAGGTAAGATTGAAATGATGACTGTGTCGGATGTTATTGATAAGTTTGGTTGGAAAATGACTGAAGAGCAGCTGTCTTCCTTACAACAATACTTCCCTATCAGATCCGCAATGTATCCTACGACTGGTTATCAGAATGATGGAACTTTTTATGATGCAACTAGAAGTCATAAGTGGAATGTAGAAGGACCATCTTTAGCAATGCGTCAATATACATCGATGCGAGATAACTTCGGTAGTAACATCAATGATATTGTACAGTGGGTATTTTCTGAGTCAAACGACTTTCAAGATTATGGTATGGCTAATATGTTACGTGTATCACAATCATATTGGAAATCACAACGAATGTTAGGTCATTTAACCAAGATCTCAGAGAATGGTAAAGTTACAACTATGATTATCGATGAATCATATAAAATAACAGATAAGCCTGTATATAACAACACACTGATTAAAAATAAGAATAGAGCTACTTTAATCTTTGGTGAGCATATCGAATGGATATGGAATAATCAAGTATGGGGTGGTATCAAAATTGGTCCTAATCAACCTACATTCCAAGGTGCTAATAATACTAGTGGTATTAATCCTATCTATTTAGGTATTAATCAGAATCAAATCAAACCGTTGAAGTTTCAATTTAAAGGTGATCATTCAGTTTATGGATGTAAGTTACCTGTTGAAGGTAGAGTATTCTCTGATAGAAACGTTAAGTCAACAGCACTTGTGGATTTAATGAAACCGTTTCAGATTGGTTATAACCTGGTTAATAATCAAATAGCTGATATACTTGTGGATGAGTTAGGTACTGTTATTTTATTAGACCAAAACGCATTGCCTCAGCATTCACTCGGTGAGGATTGGGGTAAAGGGAATTATTCTAAAGCGTATACAGCTATGAAAGATTTCTCTATTCTTCCATTAGATACTAGTATCGCTAATACAGAGAATGGATTGAATTTCCAACACTTTCAGCAATTAGATTTATCTCAGACAAATCGATTGATGAGTAGAGTACAATTAGCTAATCACTTTAAGCAAGAAGCATTTGCTGTAGTTGGTGTTACACCACAACGAATGGGACAACAGATTGGGCAAACTAATACAGCTACTGGTATAGAACAAGCAGTGGCAGGTTCATATGCTCAAACAGAAATGTATTTTGTTCAACACTCGGATCATTTAATGCCAAGAGTCCATCAGATGCGAACTGACTTAGCTCAGTTTTATCATTCAACTAATCCTTCTGTTAGGTTACAACACATGACTTCGATGGATGAGAGAGTTAATTTTGAAATAAATGGTGTTGACTTAATGACTAGAGATATCAATGTTTATTGTACTACAAAAGCTGCTCATCGAAATATACTGAAACAATTACAGGATATGTCGGTTAACAATAATACAACAGGTGCGTCTATTTATGACCTTGGTAAGTTAATGCAAGCTGATTCATTAGGTACATTGAATGTAGCACTTAAGGCATCTGACGATAAGATAGCTAAACAACGTCAAGACCAGATGGATCATGAGGAGAAGCTTAAACAGATGGAAGTTGAGAAATCCATTAAAGAAAAGCAAATGGCTCTTGATCATGAATCAATCGAAAACGAAAAGAAAAATCGTAAAGATATTCTGGTGGCTGAAATTAGAGCTGCTGGTTTTGGTGCTATGCAGGATATCAATAAGAATAACGTAAGTGACTTCCAAGACGCAATGGCTGACATGAAAGCTACGGCTGAATATCAAGACACAGTCAATATACAACAGCAAAAGGAAAACAATAGGGTAACGCAAGATGCTGTTAAGAATGATTTGAAACGTGAAGAAATGGCTTTAAAAAGAGATTTAAAAAACCAAGATGTGGTGATTGCTCGAGAGAATAAGAACCAATATGATGTTAAAAACTCTGATTCAAAGAAAAATAAATGAGTGTAGCTATATAATGTGAAAATTTTCAAAATGTCATTGACATTCATTAAACATTAAATATTTATATTCGTTAAATTTGTTTATATTAATATTAACTCAATACTAGAAACCAACGATTATGAGTACAGAAATTAAAGATCAAACCACTGTCAAAGAAGTAAGTGCTTCTGAGATAGATGCGCTGTTCAGTATTGGTGCCGAAAGCGCCTTACTGCCAGAAGAACAAAAGAAACCAACAGTGTTCAGTAAGATAGGTCCTGACACATCGTTCCTTGACAACGCTCCTGAAGAGGAGATTGATGATGATGCACCGATTGATACACCACCTACGCCTCCCGTAGCACCTGTAACACCAGTAGCAGCTGTTGATGATTTGTTAGCCATTCCTAATCCTGATGATTTAGATGATCAAGATGATGAAAAAAATAAAGGCGGTAGACCTACTGCATTTATTAGCGCAACAAAAAAGTTAATCGAAAAGAAAATACTATTACCGTTTGATGACGGTAAAAAACTTGAAGATTATACAGCTGCAGATTACGAAGAGTTAATTGAAGCTAACTTTCAAAGAACTCAAGATGAGTTACAAGAAAAGTTACCTGCTCAGTTCTTTAGTAGTATGCCAACTGAAATGCAACAAGCTTACAGTTATATTGCTAATGGTGGTACTGATTTAAAAAGTTTATTCCAAGCAATGGGACAAGCTAATGAAATTAGAGAAATGAGTATTGATACTGAATCTGGTCAGATGCAAGCAGTACGTTCTTACCTACAATCAACTAACTATGGAACATCTGATGAAATAGAAGATGAAATCCAAAGTTTATTAGATAGAGGTGATCTTGAAAAGAAAGCTACGCAGTTTAAACCTAAGTTGGATGCTATGCAACAACAAATGGTTAACCAAAGATTAGCTATGCAAGAACAATCTAATATAAGACGACAAGAACAATCGCAAATGTATATGGAAAATGTATACAATACTTTAGCTAAAGGAGAGCTTAACGGTGTTAAGTTAGACGATAGAACTCAAAGTTTGCTTTATGCAGGATTAGTTCAACCTAATTATCAATCGACTACAGGAAAACAAACGAATTTGTTAGGACACTTATTGGAGAAATATCAATGGGTAGAACCTAACCACGATTTGATAGCAGAAACATTATGGTTATTGGCTGACCCTGATGGTTATAAATCGGAGATAAGAAAAACAGGTGAAGCTGCGGCGACGGCAGCAACAGTAAGAAAACTTAAAACAGAGCAATCTAATTTAAGCGCATCTTCTGCACCAGGTGATGATGGCGGAAATGCAGGTAGACCTGCACAACGTCCTAGTATACCTAGACCGAAGAAAAACTTTTTTGAAAGATAAAATTAAAATTAATATAAATTAAAAACCCAAAACAAAATGAGTACTCCAAGTTTTAATAATGGATTGTTCCTAAGAGACACGAACTACAATGCTTCGTCTCACGTAGATTCATACCATTTATCGAACATGCTAAGAGATGCAGCGCCTACTGATATGGGTCCTGTTGATATCTGGGCTATGTCGCAAAAGGTCGAAATGCCTTTGTATCAAATGTCATCTTTCGGTGGAAAGAATGTAATTGAAGTAGATAACATCCGTGGTGAGTGGAAATGGCAAACACCAGTTAGCCAAGACCTTCCTTACATCATTGAGGATATTGAACCAAGTAACATCACCAAAGGACAAGATGGTACGCCATTCAAAATCAAGTTAAACATACGTGAGTTTGGTCATGGTGATATCATTACTTATGATAAATACAATGGTGTAGAGCTTTACATTATTCCTGAAGAAGATATTCTTCCATTAGGTGATGGTTGTATCTATACTGTTCAAATCGTAAATAACGATAACTACAGAATGTTAGACAACAAGTTCTTAGCGAACGGTACTAAATTCTTTAGAAAATCTTCTGCTAGAGGAGAATACGGAGAAAGATTCTCTGATATTCAAGTTAGATCTGGTTTCAGAGAATTTTACAACTATGTTGGTGGAGCTGAAGCTCACGTACATTATTCTGTATCTTCTCGTGCTGACTTAGCTGTTAAAGGTGGTTTGAACGCAGATGGTACTATTCCTGTAACTGAAATCTGGAGAAACTTTGATAAGAACATTGATCCTTCTGTTTCTTCTATCGAATCTATGGTAGGTGTAATGGGACAAGATTATGTGAAGAAAGCTATTGCTAATGGAAACTTAAGCAGAACTTTCTTAACTGCAATGGAATCTGCTCACTTATCTAAAATAGCTACCGATATCGAGACTTACTTAATGTGGGGACACGGTGGTAGAGTTAAACAAGACGGACCAGATGACGTTAGATTATCTGTGGGTCTTTGGAAACAATTAGATAACTCATTCAAAAGAGTTTATAACAAATCTAGTTTCTCTCTTGAGATGTTTAGAGCTGAGTTATATAACTTCTACAATGGTAGAGTTGAGTTTACTGGACCAGATCCAAAACGTCAAATCATCGTACAAACAGGTATGGGTGGTATGCGAATGGTTAATGAAGCTATCAAGCGTGAAGCTAGTGGTTCAGGTTTAGTTATTCAAGCTGCTGATATAGGGGCAATTACTAAAACTGGAATGAACTTAGGATTTGGATTTGCATATACTAGCTATATCATCCCTTTCTTAGCTAATGTACAGTTCGTAATCAACCCAGCGTTTGATAACGTTCATACTAATGATATCGAAAACCCAATCATCGATGGTCATGCATTAAGTTCTTATTCATTTATCATCTTTGATGTAACTGATAATACTAATGACAACATTTACTTGTTGAAATTGAAATGGGATAGTCAATTGAAATGGTGGTATCAAAATGGTACTATGGATTACATGGGAAGAACTCAAGGGTTCCAATCATCTGGTCAATTCAATGGTTATAGAGTGTACATGTCTCAAACAATGCCAGCTATCTGGGTGAAAGATCCTACGAAAGTATTGAAAATTGTAATGAGAAATCCTATTACAGGAGGTTCATTCTAGTAGTGAAAAATTATATGAGGGAATGTAGCAATACATTCCCTTCCATATATAAGCTAGATAATATGCACTGTGAAGGGATCGCAACCCTTATCTAGCACAATAACCTTAAACCAATAAATTAAAAATTATGAATCAACCAACAGAAATGAAAGAGGGACCTACAGCGATAGTAGCAGGTCAACCTGAATCAAAACCATTAAAGGTATCTATTCCAGAAACTTTAACAACGGCAACATCAAGCAAAAAGAAAACTGCAGACATTATCTCATCAATACGCGGTAATGTATCGGTTAGAGCTTACGTAGATGGTACTAGAGAAAACATGGGTTTAGAGAAGTATAACTTCGCTATTTATCCAGGTACCTATCAAGAAGAACAAATTGCAGCTATTGAGCGTAATGGTGTTGTAAGATATATCACAGGTTTAGATGAGTTTGCTCCAGAGGTTCAAAATCTAGATCCAGAAAAGAAAGAAGCTGTAATACGTAACATACGTTATGTTGTATCAGAATTAGAGAAACAGTTAGCTACTAATGAAATCAAAGTTGATGACGAAAATTTCTGGGCTAAAGTAACTTTGCTAAAACCTAATAACCACGAGTTCTGGCAAAAAATTACAATCAGATGTGGTAATGAGACATTGTTCTTACAACCAAAGACTGATCCATATGATTTAATTAAGATGATGGCTATTGAAGCTGGTGGATTTGATTTAATCGCAAAAAGTTATGAGGATGCTCAAACTAAAGCGAAGCCACCTAAGTTCTATTTAGATAAAGAAGCTAACACAGTAGCAACACGTACTGAATACAAAAAACTTCGTAATAAGGCAATTAGTATATTAGATGCTCTATATGGTAAGAATCCTAAGAAGCTTTTATACATGGCTAAATCGCTTGATCTTAATAGTACTCAATACAAAAACTCTACGCCTCAAGATACTGTTTATGAAAATCTAGATACATTCATCCAAGGCGAAGGTGTTGAAAGTAACAAGACAAGAGCTGCTGAAGCGTTCATTAAAGCTAGTGAGCTTGACATGGAAACTTTGAAATTAAAAGCTATTATTAAGGATGCTAGTTTCTATAAGTTTATTGTGACTAAGCCTGATGGTATGATTTACCACTCAGCTAAAAGTGCAATGATGGGTAGAAATGTTAGTGACTTAGTTGAGTACTTGAAAAATCCATTACATGAAGATATATTACACGCTTTATTAGATGAAGTAGAAAAATATTGGAATCAATAATAAATAACTATGAATAATTCAACCATTCTTCTTAAGATCCAACAGCGGCTAAATAAATTGGCTAGCAGTGATTATGATAATATAGAAGCTTGGCAAATCATAGAAGCTTTTAACAAGGGACAAGTAGCATGGTGTCGTAGACAATTACATGGTATGAATACCAAGCAGGAAGGTGATGAACAATCTAAAAGACGAATTGATGATCTTCAGGTGATATTAACTACAGTACCGGTGTCGTTGGTAAAGAAGGATACTTTCTTTACCACGACCTCGGGCTTACCAGCTAATTACTTTGAATGGAAAAAAGTATCAGCTAACGCAACTAACGAATGCTGCACTAAGCCAAGACGAATGGTTATCACCTTAGTAGAAGAAGCTAACATAGATGAATTACTAAGAGATAAGATGAAGCAACCTAGCTTTGAGTGGGGTGAAACGTTTTGTACATTAGAAAATAATCAATTAAAGATTTATACTAACAACGAGTTTGAAGTTCCAACAGCAGCTTTAAATTATTATAGACAGCCGCGTAGAATAGAAATCGTAGGTGTAGTGGATCCGTATACACAAGTTGTATCAACTGTTAATATTGAATCAGAATTTAAAGATGATATTGTAGAGTTAATGGTTGACGAAGCGGCTAAAATTTTAGCTGGTGATATTGAATCATTCAATCAAGCACAGACGGCTACACAACAAGTAGAAACTAATAATTAAAAACAATGGATACACCACAACGTACTTTAGTAAAAAGAGATACCGCAGCTTCTACACCTAGTGTTAAAGCGCCTAACCCTTTGTTATCAGCAGATTGCATGGGTTACTTAAATTATC